AGAGCACCGAATGAGTTTTTAAGATACGTCGCCTCGGTTTTAAGCGCGGACATGTTCTTGTTAAATTCGGGGCTGATTTTGGCTATTTCCTTGATAGCCTCTTTGATCGCGTTGATAGGCGCGTGAACGAGGCGAAAGAAAAACATGCGGCGCAGCGTGTTCTTGATACGCTTTAGCGAGCTTTCAAGAATGTTCGTTGATTTATTCGCTTTCTTGAAATGATTTCCGATATTAGAGATCATCTTGCCCGCAGTGGCGGAAAAAGCGGATTTTAGATACTGCCCCGCTTTAAGAGCGCCGCGGCCGAACATTTTAAGCGCCGATATGGTGCGTTCAAGATGCCGCTTTACCGTTGCAAGCCTGTCCGCAGAGGTCGAGGTCTGAGCGGACTGCTGTTTTTCCTTCTGCTCGGTTTCGGCAAGCTTCTGCTTGTAAACATCAAGCTGCCCCGTGAGCTGATTTAGGCGCTGCTCTTTTTGCTGATATTCAGCGGTATCTTTTCCTAACGGCGCGGCGCTGTTTACGCGTTCAAGCTCTGCCTCGTATTTCCTGAGCTGAGTTTCAGCTTTTTCAATATCCGCAATAAGCTTTTGATAAGCGCTGTCTTGCTCCAAAGCCCTTTCGGCGGCGTCCTCGGCACCTTTTGTTATACCGGCAGACCTTAAATCAGAAACGCGAGAATCATACATCCCGATAGCTCTTTTTCGCAAGTCCATTAAGCGGCTGTCTGCTTTCGCAATATCCTTCTCCAAGCTCTCGGCGATTTTGGGCTTTACCTTAACGTTGCCGGTCTTTTCAAGCTCCGCCTTAAGGTTCTTGACCGCCGCCTCCGTAGAGGATATTTTATTTTTCAAGTCAAGGGTTTTTGAGGACAAGTTTTTAGCGCCTTTATTAAAACCGCCTTCGTCAATCTTGGTATTAAACACCAGATTGCCGTCTACTGCCATCTTTTCACCTTCCTTCTAAAAAGGTATAAAAATAGCGCACACTCCGCAGAATGTACGCATTAGAGCAAGCTGTCGATAAACGCCTGCTCCTCGTCAAGCTCTGCCTGTTCCTCGGCGGTGAGCTTTTCGTGAATGATTATCATTTCCTTGTGGGTATTAAACAGCTCTCGCTCCCACTTTTCAAGGCTTTTGCCGCGGGCGCGCTTTTGACGGATATTGAGAATCTGCGCAAACATACCGTCGCCTATCGTCGCGAAATATCCGAGGAACGTCCACCAGTGCAGATATTCAGCGGCGCGGACTTCGGCCCCCGCGACCTTGTTCACTTCGGGGAAGATAAGCCCCTCGTCCTGTTCCCAGTCGATAGTCTTAACGGGCAGCTCTTTGAGCTTTACCTTATTGCCGCCGTCGAGGAACCAGTTTGCTTTTTCAATAGCTTCCGCTATGTCGCCGGGAACGGTTTTGAAAAGGCATTGCAGACAAGCCGCTGTCTTTTCAAAAGGCGAAAGCTCCGGGTCGCTGTAAGCCTGAAATATCGTCAGAGCAACGCGGTAATCGGTGCGGATCTCGTAATCTATGCCGCCCACATTAAGGGCTTTTGGAAGATCACCTATCATTTAAACTGTTTGACCTGAGCGGTGTATTTTTCGATCTTTTCAGCCGAGGCTTTCTGTTCATCTTCCAAGTCCGCCGAGATTTCGGGGATAATGGCTTCAAGGAAGTTGAGCGCTACAGGCTGACCGCCCGCAAAAGAAAGGCTGTTCATATTGCCGAAAACCGCCGCGCTTACGGGGCTGTCGAATACCTCGTCAAGCTCTGCCTTTACCTTTTTATCGGCTTTATCAAGAGCGGCAAGATACTCCTCGGCGGCAGCGTTCTTTTTTATTGACTGCATTTCGGTTACGATATCGCCGATATGTTCCTGCACCTTTGTGAGCCTGTCGATAATCGAAAAGTCGGTTGTCTTTACGGTGATAACGGTGTTTTCGTCATCGTTGATTGAATAGGTCTTATACCCTTTGTTTATGTTAAGATTTTTCATAAATCAATACCTTTCAAAATTAGAGGGGCAGCAAGCGCTGCCCCCCCGTTAGGCTACGAAGCGGCTGTAAAAGACCACGCTGCGGGTGTGCCGGATTTAGTGGCTGTTCCCGCGGTGCGGTTGCCGTCAAAATTGATGTTGTACGGAATATTTACGCCGCCCTGGGCGCCGCCGTATGACTGGGGCTTTACAACACAGTCCTCGACCCATGCGTCATGCGTTGAGCCGGTGTCATCAATGATGACCTCCATGACCTTTGTTCTGCAATCCTCGCCTGTCTTGCGGTTCATGGCGATATCCTTGATTTTCTCGTAGATAGCGTCGCCGGTGTTGGCGTAATAAGTATCTGCTGAAATGCTCGGCTCGTAGCCGTTATCCTCAACAACGGTTTCGTCGAGAATGTTCTTTTTAACGTTGGTATCGGGGTTGAGCTCAACGCTCATGTCCTCGATATCGTGACCGATAAGGAACCAGCTCGGTGTTTGACCGCCGAAGGTTGAATCGATGAAGTGAAGCAGATGGCTTCTTTTGAGTTTTCCAACTCCTGTAGGTGTATCAGGCATTTAAAAATCCTCACTTTCAATTGAATATTTAGCGGTGATCTGCAATTGATAGCGCACCGCGTCGTTGTAGTTTTCGCTCGGTATATTATACAGCATACCGTTGGCACAGGTTATTTTTTTGAGCTGTCCTGTAAGCTCGACCGCTCCGACCGTCGCAGTTACGGTCTGATTGTCGGCATAGCGCTCAAGCCATTGCTGCAGCTCGAGCAGCGCGCCGCTGTTCTGCAGGCGGTCGTAGTCGTTGAATGACTGAAAATCGGCGTAGAGAATGAATGTGTGCTCCCGCTCCTGATTGCCGAGCACATCTTCTTTAACAAGCCTGTCGCCCGTCGGGTAAAGCCCGAACTCATCGGGCGCGTTCTCGTTATAGTCGATATGCAGAGTGCCGATAGAGGGAAAGCTCTCCAGCGCCGTTTTTATTGTTTCGATTATGTTCATGCGGTTACACCTCCCGCTATTTTGGCGGCGCCCTCGCAGATCTCATCAGCGTGGTCTGCTTTCATGCGCTCAAACCACAGCTTGCCTGCCTGCGGATGGCGGCTTGTGTCGTAATTCATCTGCTGCCCGGTCGGGTGTTTCTTCTGCCCTTTAGGACTAAAGAACCCGACAAGCTGATCACCCTCAAATATCGGGATATTGGGACCGTAGACCTCGCCGTAATATAAATATCGCGCGTATGGGCTGAGATAGCGCAAGGTTCCGCTGCCTATGACGGTGCCGAGTTTCACGCTCTCTTCAAGCATTCCGTTACGCCTGGGCGTGTAGGGAACCATAAGTCTCATGCATTCGCTGTCAATGAACTGCTGCGCCTTATTGAGCCTTTGCGTCATAACCGCGCCGAAATCGGGGCTCCACTTAAATTCAAAAGAGCCGTTCGCGGCGTTCATGTCAGGCGGCTGAATAATCTTCATGTTATCACCTCGCCGAAAACTTGAAATGCTGCAGGCTCTCGCTGCCGTAAAGCAGCTTGTCAAGCGACTTTACAGTGTGGGAGTCATATTCCTCACGAAATTCTTTCATGCACGCTGACACGCTCTGAGGCGTTGCATTATCGAATTCATAACCGCATTCGCCGTATACAAGCATATCCTGATTGACCTTATGCGTCCTTAAAAGCTCCTGCAGCGCCTTGGGAATGTCGTTTTTAAACACATACACAACAACGCTGTCGGCGTTTGCCATGCCGCTTTTTAGCACGTTGTTTGCCTCGCGCTCCTCCCAGTGACACAGAGGGATATAGTAACGGTTGAAGCCGTTGCCGCTTTTAAGATACAGCGTGCAGCTGTCGGTCGTCAGCATAGGCTCCCACCCCTATAAAGCAAGCCCGTGTCGGCAAGCCATGAATAAACGACGGATTTAATTGTTTTAGGCAAAGCCTGCCTCTGGCTTTCCGCGCTTTCGTAGCTTACCGACGCGTCGCCCACCTTTTCAGAGGCTATTCCCTGCGCCGCCTTGGTGTGCTGCTGATCGTAAAGTATCTCGGCTAACTCACAGCAGCACATCTTCACGGCCTCGGGAACGTCCTCGCCGATGTTGTCAAGCGTGTATTGACGGATATATGCTGAGGCTTTCCGCGCGTAAAACTCAAAAGCCCCGGGAGGTATGACCGGCACGCCGTCAAACGGCAGATAGTTGTGATGATAAAAGATATCATCTGCATATGCGGCCATGGGATCACCTCTTTTTGAGTTCTTCCTTTTTTTGCTCCTGCCGCTTAGGCTGCTTTTTGGGTTCCTTTTCGGGAACCAAGCCTATAATTTTCATAGATATCCCCCTTAAGCCTTGTGGCTCAGATAGATACCCGCGACCTTGTTTTCGTACGCGTCCACAAGACCATACTTGCGGTATTTGAGGATGTAGCCGTCGCTGTTGGGGTTATTTGCAGGAGCGATGACATCATTGGCGATATGCTTGTCATACTTGATGATAGCGGGCTTGTGGATAATCATAAAGTTGATATCTTTTCCCGCCTGAGCCTTGGTGTAATGACCTGCTTCCTCACCCGTACTTTTACCGTCAAGCAGATTGATAGCGGTATAGAAACGCGACTGGGGAACGGCTCTCTTTACGGCAAAGGTCGCAAGGATTTCTCTTGACTTTGTCGTGTCAAGCGCCATTACGCCATTAAGCAGTGTCGGAGTTGCATAAAGATAACGCTCCTCCTCGGGGACTTCGTCCTCGTCCATCGTGTTCTTAGCTTCCAAGAGCGCAGCCAGAAAGTCGGCAGCGCTTGAATATGTTGCCGCGGTTGCCTTTGAAATACCTGTAAGACCTGCAAGCGTAGCAAAGGTGAACGCATCCGCCTCGGGAGCAACCTTTGTGCGGATAAGCTCAGCGCCTGCCTTGCCGAACGCAAGGTTAAAGCTTTCCTGGTCGTCCATAACGTCAACTGTGATTTTGGTACCGCGATCGTAGTTATACTGAACGGTCTCCCATTCAAGACTTACCGAGCCGTTGGTATAGCCGCTGTTTCTGTCGTAGTCGCCAAGACCTGTTACACTGAGTTTAGGGTAACAGACTTCATTAACGTTAGCGCCTGCTTTTACCATTGACTGGTCGCCGATCAGGTCGGCTGTTACCGACGCTTTCTTGTAAACCTCGTCGAGCAAGCCGACGTAGTTCTTGGGAAGTGCAAATGTGTTTGCCATGTTTTTACCTCATTTCTTTTTTATTTTGTTTCGGGTGATAATCCCATAATTGCGCGCAACGCGTCATCCGAGCTGCCGCCGGAGCCGCTTCCGGATCTGCCTACAAACTGGCCGTTGTCTATCGGTTCCTCGGAAGTAAACAGATAGTCGTTTTCCTCCTTGACCTTTTTCAGCGCGGCCTCGATGTCGGCGGACTGATTCTTGCTCGCCTTGATAGCTTCAAGGTCGAGCAGAGCGCGAACCGCCTTGACGTTCTTTGCTTTGCTACCGGTGATAGCGGTGTTTAACATGTCGTCAAAGTCGCGATCGGCAAGCTGCTTGTCAAAGGCCGCTTTTTGGCTTGCGAGGTCGTCTGTCAAGGCCGTAATCTTGCCCTGCAGCTCCTCCACGTTTACGCCCTTGAAGCCCTCGAGTTTCTGTGTTGCGTCGTCGAGCTGTGATTTGTAATTGTCCCGCGCGGTTCTCAGCTTTTCGGCTTCGGCGACGGTCTTGTAATTGTCAAGCACCGCCTTGTCGAATTCCGCCTTTTTATCCGCGGGGATCTCAATGTCATAGCCCTTTAAGATTTCGTGAATATTTTTCATGTTCTGTCCTTTCTGCATGGCTTATATCCCGCTCTGCCCGCGGTCGAAAGTTAGCCGAATGACCTTCGGCGGGGTAATGATTGTATAAAAAAAGCGCCGTGCATTTCGACATAGCGCTTTAGTTATTGAAGTTATTTTTGAGTAAGGTTATTGATTCATTGCCGATTCCTGCCGTTATTTTCCAATGATTATTTTGGTAAATAACACTTAACTCAGTGCAATGCCCAACGTCGAAATCGTTGATTGTAACTTTTCCATGCTCGAAATCAAAAAAGATATTTTTTAAATCATCAACGAGTGGAAGCTTTTTATTGTTGTTCATTTTATCTCCTTTCAGGCATAAGAAAAGCACGCTGACAATCAACGTGCTTGCTTTTATTTTCTGTTTTCGCCCGATTTTGCAGCCGTTTTATTCTCGATTTCCGCGGGTTTTCCAAAACTTGTATCAACGCCCTTAAAACCGTCAACACTGATTCTCTCGCGCTGCTGAGGAAGGTTCATAGCCTTTGAAAACTTAACGTACTCGTCGCTCAGCGCGTGATACTTCGCTTTTACCGCGAGGATATCATCTTCACTTGCGCCTCCCTTTTCAAGCAGCGCTATTTCCTCACGCTTGCGGCGCAAGGTGCTCTCAATGCGGCGCTGCCTTTGCAGGGCTTCATATGTGGTAAACTGCCTGCCCTTGTATTCCTTCGGCGTGTTTTCTTCGGCGTTCATGCGGTCGAGATCTTCATCGTTGTAAAGCCGTTTGGAAATGCCCGGAAAGAACGGATGGAAATCGTGATAACAATTAGCGCCCTTTAAACCCGCAACGTCGCCGTAGCCGCAGACGGTGACAAGCTCGTCCTTGGTATATACCCTACCCTGCCACGGTTGATGAGTAGGACGCGCGCCGCGGTGATATGTGACCTCAAAATGCTCCGTACCGAGCTTCTCGGCGTTACTCTCGGTGATTTTTGCCACAACCTGATTGAAGCCCGTCATCAGAGCACGGCGGGCAGCGACTTCAACGCGGTTTTGCCAACCTGTTTCATAGTCGATAGTGCGCAGGCCGCTGTCGGTAAGCTCTTTAACCGCCTGTTTTATCATG